AGGAAATACATTTGATACTAATACTGATGATCCCAAATGGTGGGATTACGAACTTGAGCAAGGAAGAATTGTTGCTCGAATAGAAAGAAAAAACGCAATTAATCTTCAACCTATATTTAAGAAAATGGTTGAAAAAGGAGTACATAAACTTCATGTACCATTTTCAGGTGGTGGTGATTGTGGTGGTTTTGATGGTAATATTATTTTATATGATAAAAATGATAAAGAAATAGAAATTGATTATTCTGAATTAAAAGCAGATGAATGGAAAAAAAATTACATTCCATTAATACATAAAATACCAACTAAAACTAAAGGTAAGTTTACATGTCAAATTTTTGAATACCAATATACAGATTACAAAGAATATGATGTAACTGAAGATTGGTTAATACAAAAATTTTATGAATTTGGTTTTTTAAATGAATGGGGATCATTTGCTGGTGAATATCATGTTTCTGGTGTAGTTAAAATTTGGCCAAAAACAGGAGCATGGCAAATGCCTTATTCTCAATCTGTTGAAGAATATGATGAACATGAACAAAAAGGGAGTATGTTTGATGAAGCTAAAGACGATAATTGAAATATCTAGAGCATTAGGAAATACAATTCCTTGTGATATGGATGAGCAGCTCAAAGAAAAATATTTATCCGAAAGCAAAGGCGAATGGATAGAAATTGGTGAAATGGATATAATACATTTTATCAGAGCTTTTAATAAACGACATGATAGATCTACTAAAAAAGTTAAAAACTATGTAGAAGATTTATTAAAGTCAATGGAGATACCGTATGAAACTAGATGATGTAGAAAAAGCAGTTGAATATTTAGCTAGTACTGATGAAGTTCATGCTAAATTAACTGCAAGTCAAGAGTCAATGAAAGATGCCGAGAAACATACCAAAGGTAAATATGTTATTGAACATAGTGATTTACCTGTTTCTAAAGCTGAACATTCTTATTATGCAAGTGCTTCTTTTACTGAAATAATAAAATTAAAAAAAGAAGGACATGAGCATTTAAAAGAGTTGACAAACAAAAGACAAACTGCTGTATTGCGTATCGAAATATGGAGAACTTTAGAAGCATCAAGGAGAAAAGGTAATGTCTAATGTACATTTAAAACCATCTGATAAAGCAATTATAAAACTTTATACAGATAGAGAACACGATATTTACAATGCTGGTTATAAGGATTGTAAAGTAAAAAATAAAACTATTTTTAAATTTGTTCCAGATACCAAACCAATTCATAATGAAAAAATATATGATATTATTATAGAATCAGTTTGTACTTGGTTTAAAATTAAACAATCAGAATTATTTAGTGGAATGAGATGTCAGTATTTAGTGATACCGAGATCAGTCGCTATTAATTTATTAAGAGAATGTACTGCATTTTCTTTCCCACAATTATCTGTACTCACAGGTAAAGATCATACGACTTTAGTTTATCATGTCCAAATGAGATTAAACAAAAGAAATTATTGGGAATTAGATAATACACATGCAGTATATTATACAATAAAGGAATTGATTAATGAAAAATCCAAGAAATCTAAAAAATAATAAAATTGGTGAGCATATTAAACGATTAAGAAAAAAATCTAAACTCACACAATCTAATGTTGCTGATGTATTGGGTGTTTCATTCCAACAAATTCAGAAATTTGAGCGAGGTGAAAACCGAATATTTGCACACCAATTATTTGAAATTTGTGATGAATTTCAATGGGATATTAACGAATTTAGAGCATCAGAGTCATCTGTTTTAGTCTCTAATAGTCAGTGATCGATCGTACATCTGATGCCCAAATACCTTTCTACGGTGCGTTGCCTAAGCGAGAGTGGAAGCAACGCACATTGGGTGTTGACATTTTGTTCTTTGTGCGTATGCTCGAATTATGGCAAATCAAGAAGCATTGGGGCCAATATTCCACAATCAAGTTATTCCTCAATTTGTTAATGCGAGGAAAGCTAGAGGTATATCTCAATTAGAAATGGATGAAGTTTTAGGGGTAGCTAAAGGTTTAGTTTCTAAATGGGAGTGTGGAATCAGAAAACCGAGTGGTTGGTTGTTCTGCTGTTGGGCAGATGCTTTAGGTATGCAAATAACATTAACTCCAAAAGGTGCTAAACAATGACAATAAATCCTGATTTTAACCCTGGTGAAATCACGAATGATCCTATTGTAAACAAGGTAGTTGACATAGTTATGAAACGACACATGCAAGGCATGGAAAAGTTTGGTAAAACTATGGACTCTAACGAAAGACCTTTAGACCAATGGATAGACGAAACAATTGAAGAATTGTTAGATGCTGTCCATTATCTTGTTAAAGCTAAGTCGATAACGGATAAGTTTAAAGCTAAAGAAAAAGAGTTACAACAACTTGTTGATAAATTTAAAGAAGGAACATTTGTAGATGATAAGGGAACTGAAACGCAAGAATAAAATAGATTATTCAGCTCCACACAACAGAACAATGTTGTTTCGTATGAGGTTGCTTAAATTTTATAAGCAAATTGAGTATGATGATGACATCTATGTTGCAACAGCGAATAAAATATTGAGTGGTACTCTACCTTGGGAGTATGTAAATAAAATAGAAAAGTTGAGGTTGAAACATGAAAAAGAAAAAAAAGAAAGATACGAAAAACTCAAAAAGACAAGAGCTGAAAGTCTTGGCCTTAAAATTAGAGCAATCGTTAACAAAGCTAAAAGGTAAACATTATTATAAAGTTGGAGGAACTATATGAAAGAGTTTGATAGAAAGCAAGGAATAGGTGGTTCTGATGCCACAAGACTATATCAAGGTGATTGGTTTGAACTATGGCAAGAAAAAATAGGTGAAGCCAAACCTGTAGACTTAAGTGATGTGTTACCTGTACAAATGGGAATACACACTGAAGATTTTAATATTAAGTGGTTTGAAAAACAAACAGGATTAAAAGTTGATGGTTATCAAACTCCATTTTTTCATGATAAATATCCATTTATGTATGCTCATGTAGATGGTTTAATATTAGGAGATGATAAAGCAATTGTAGAATGTAAGCATACAAATGCTTTTAGTAATCCAAAGAAAGTTGCAGATAAATACAAAGCCCAATTGCAACATTATTTGATGGTTACTAAATATCCTAAAGTTTATGTATCTATGTTATTTGGAAACATGAAATATGAAGTTATGGAAGTAACTGAAGATAAAGAGTTTCAAGATCAATTAGAAAATGCTGAAATATTATTTTGGCATTTTGTGGAGAAAAAGAAAGCTCCACCTGATTATATAAGTTTTGAAAATTTTAACTCAAAGGAGTTTAGTGATGGTGAAACAATCATACCCATTCTCCCCAGGAAGTAAGGAAGATGGTACATCGTTGGAAGCTGCTGAATTAATAAAAGCAGGAGCTGATACAATAAGAAAAAAAGTATATGATGTAATTTGTAATAAAGGAAACTTTGGAGCAACAGCAGATGAAGTTGCTGAATTACTGAATTTGAGTCCTTTTACAGTTAGACCAAGAGTAACTGAGTTGTTTAAACAAGGTAAAATTGAGAGAACTGATAAACGTAAAAACTCAAGTGGTGCTAAGGCATATGTGTACATAGTGTCTAAAGCACAAGTTAATCAATTGTACACAGAAAGAGGAACATGATATGGGAAAACCAATAGATAGTAGAGCATTAGTGATACTTAAAAAATTGAAATTAGATCAAAAAGATGATCAAGGACAATATAAAGCTCTATGGGATTGCCATGGTACTTGGGTTATGTATCATAGATACATTGAACAAGCAGGTGCTGATAATGGCATTGTATATAGCTATGACGAAGTAGAAAAAGATTCTATTAATGGAGTTGTAGTTATTAAATGTACTGCACAATTGGAAAAAGATAAGAAGAAACATCAAGTTATTTCTTATGGAGAAGCAAGTCCAAAGAATACTAGAAATTCTTATCCATATGCAATGGCAGAGAAAAGAGCTTATGACAGATGTGTTCTTAAGTTATTAGGTTTACATGGATTTGTATATTCAGAAGATGAATTACCTGATGAAGTTAAAGCAAAAGGTAAAGCAAGTAAACTTGATAGTAATATTAAAATAGTAAATGTAAAGGAGATGAAAAAACATGATAAATAAAGTTATGTTAATTGGCAGATTAGGTGCTGATCCAGAGGTTAAAAAAACCAAAAATGGAGATAGTTTCTGCAACTTATCTTTAGCTACTAATAAGAAGATTAAAGATAATGAAAAAACTACTTGGCACAAAATTGTAGTATTTGATCCTCGTATCGCAGATACAATGGGTAAATACGCAAAAACAGGTACATTGTTATATGTTGAAGGTGAGATTGAAACTAGATCTTATAAAGATGCTAATGACAATCAGAGATATGTAACTGAAATAATTGTACCTAGATATTCTGGTGTAATTAGAATGGTCGGCAGTAAATCTGAATCTAAAGGTTCAGATAATGCTGGTGGCGATTTCGATAATCAATTTTAATAAATGGGCCCATTGGTCTTTGTAGACCACGAAATGGTATAGGCGAGGTAAGACTCGTTAGGATAATTTGTTTTGTTGACCTGAGCAAAGCCCAGTACAAAATCCTTGGTTAATATCTTTGATATTTTCCTCCAAAGTGTTTAGTGCTGCATTTGGGATAAAAAGCACTACTCGTTAATCATATGCGAGTATAATGTACTACAGGCGTTTTTGCATGACAGTGGCTTGAGGCCCATTATGATTTGTTCGTCTAAGTACAATCCTTCCTCATGGGGCGTGGTTGGCCTATTTAGAAAGAGTAGGTTTTTTGCCCCATGGGTATTTGGTGCAGATTAATTAGCAGTCCTAGGCTTACTGCTTAATTCAAGGTGAAAACAAGTGCGTTGCTAGATCTTGAGCCAAATATAAAGTTATGGTATGAGTATTTTAGATTTGAAAAAAGAATTTAAAAAAAGAAAATTAAAGCTAACGCATTGTGTTGAATCTTTAGAAGAATTAAATGACTACCTAACGGTAGACATTCTTAAAAGAGGAAATGTAGATGCGACACTTGTTGCATTAGTTTCAGCAACAATGACCTTATCTTCCCAATATAATAAAAAACCTTTCTTTATAGATCTACTTTCATCAGCTTTAGCTACTATTCAATCAGAAAAATACCGAGAAGACGGTAACAAGCTAAATTAGGGGTTTATTTAAACATCTATATTTGGGGGTACACTGATACCGTATTTATGCTTGAAGGCTACTCTCCGTGGCTCTCAGAGCGTTTCTTGTCATCAATTTTCATGCATTTATAGTGAGCGTGTCCAGATTTGTAAAAACTGACAAAACTATCAGTATTAACTATTTCCTTACCACAATACTTACAATCGCCTACTCTTACGATTATTTGTTTTGACTTTACCCAAGTCTTTTTTTTTGAATTGTTCTTCATTTGGTGTGTTGTTAGCTAAGTCATCCAAGAAGTCTTTATCAACTTCATTTTCATATGTAATATCTGTAGCGTGGTCTTTCAAGTATTTGTAAGTTTTCTTATTCAAGGATTAACGCTTTAATAGTTTTTCTACCTTTGTAGATTTCTGTTTCTGCTTTACCTTTGTAACATTTATAAGAAACTGATTCCGAATATTCTCTTTCAGCATGGCGTTTACCACGAAGACATTGTGCCATGTTTTTTTGAATAAGGTGTTCCTTAATCTCTCCATTTACAAACATTAACAATGCAAAAACTGACTCGATCATTCGTAACCTTTTTTTCCGTTTGCTCTAACTTTATCTTTTAATTTTTCAATATCATTTAGAGCTTTTTCTAATTGTTTTTGTAAAAATTCAATATTAACTTTATTGTGCATACCATCTTCTTGAGCTACTTGTAGTTTTTCAACTTGTTTATAAAGATCTTCAATTAACATGAATTGTTCAGAATCTGCAGGTAGAGAACCTAATTGTCCTCTTGGCCACTTAATTCTAAATTCAGTATTTTCTACTAAATCTTTTTCCATTAATTCTAATGTAGTTGAAATTTTATTTTGTTTTTCAATGATACCGAAATAAGCCCAAGTGCCAATTGCTACCATGCAGATCAACGAAGCTACCGTTTTCATCGGCATTTGAACTGCTGCTTCTTCAGATATATTTAATGGTTGTTTTTTACTCATACAAAATTAATTGTTGTTAATATTAATAACGATGACCATAATAAAGTTAGAATAAAGTAAACTCCTAACTTTACAAACTTCATTTCTTGCCTTTAAATATCTGAGTACCCTTTATACCATAAATACTCGCCACGACGAGAATCCATAAATTTGTAAACCATGACGGGAGCTGCTGGAATTGGTCAAAAAATTGTTTTATCTTTTCTGCTGATCCCGGATCGTCCGAGAAGACCCCCCAAGCGATCACCAAAATTGGCAAAGTAAGAATTATCAAAACTGCCTCGTCTTTCCAGTCTGATTGACGAGCTTCTAATAGTTTACCAGAATAAGCTAATTCACCTTTAGCCATTTTCTCTGCATGTTTAGCTTGAGCATCTGACATCAACATTTTAGTTTCTTGTTTCTTCTTGTAGATATGCGTTGCCGCATTTAATCCTAATTTAAGAGCTGAGAACCACATTAGTACTTCCAAACATTTGGTCTAACAGTGTACTTATCACCATTATCTATTGTTAAAAAATCAATATGAGTAAATGTTTTTGCAACTCCAATACCCATTGCTTGAGGATTGTAGTTCATTGCAAATCTAATTAACTTGTATTGTGTTTGTGTATTAGTACTTATATCAATTGCAAAACCTGTTGTATGTGGGCCTTCCATTCCTGTAGAAGATACCGAATTATTATGCTCAGGTGATCTATAACCTGAATTAATAGAAACTCCTTCACCATGCATATTTCTAAATGCTTGGCAAAAGTCTAATACTACAGGTGATATTTTTAATTCACCAGAGCCTTGACATTTAAATTCATCTGGAGAGAAATTTGGCCATCTTTCTGCATCCCATTCATTAGCTGAAGTAATCATTTAATATCCTTTTAATATATATGCCTTAATTTTAGTTTTCCATAAACTAAGTTCTACTTTAATTTTTTTCCAAATTTGTTTTATTTTACCCATATTGTTTCTCCAATCTATCCATAGAAATAAATTGACTTTCTTGGATGTGATTTTCCCAGATACCGAGTTCGACTATTCCCCAACTCCATCCAGTTAAATTTAATTTAGCATACTCCTCAACATGATTAAAAGGCAACGCACAACCTACATTAACTATTCTAACGTAGTTTCTATCCCCTATTTTAGGAGCTTTCCAATCTCTGTATTTATGGGTGTGACCAAATACTATATCATTAGTTGCATCATTAGCTATTTGAACCTCACAATTCTTTCCACCATATTCTTTTCCCATAATATTCAATGGGCAATGAGTGAAGGCCACCCCCCCTATATATTTAAATGCTCCGTAAGGAGAAATTTTCCAGTTACGCAATAAATAAGTATCATGAAGCTCTTTTTTCATCATACCTTGTATTTCTGGAATATTCTCCTCAAACTTATAAACTCTTTGTTCGTGGTTACCGAATGTGCAATGTCTAGGTATTCTGTCATTGTCAATGTATTTGTCTAGCAAATCAATAGAAGATCTTAATGAGTCTATATCTACCATATAAGCATCTTTAAGTTTACCAGCTTGTGTATGATTTTTTTGAAAAAAACTTAAGCTATCGAATGAAGCCCAATCACCTATTTGAATAATATAGTCAGGTTCTATTTTTTTAATGTATTTTCCAATCCATTTAAATCTGTCTTGGGGTATATGTGGAGAGTCATGTGCATCTCCTATAACTATTATTCTGTGTCCTTTGAACATAATCTATTTCATAAAGAAATAGAAAACAGATCCAATTAGTCCACCAAGTAAAATTATAATTCCACCTGCACCTTTCCATCTATTCATATCTGCTTTCATCTCTTTAACATCTTTTTTTAATTCATCCATTGACTTAACTAAATTTTTCATTCTTTCTGCACAAATTTTTTCATGCGAAGAAAGTCTTACTGCTGTCATTGCATTTGTCAACTCACTAGCAGTAGTTATCTTTTTCTTCTTCATGAAGTTAATCCTTGTTTTTCACTACAAATAAATTTAATAAAATATTTATTATTGTTAACAGATTCATAACCTAGTTCTTCTAATTTTAAAATAGATTCAGTATTACCTGCAATCATGCAAGAATAACCATCAACAAATAAATCAGGATATTGATATGGGGGTAAACAAGTATTAGTTATGCCAGAACAAAGGATAAGGTAAAGAACATAATTCATTCATAACCCTCACTATAACACTATTGTGTTAGCTTCTTCTTCAGTAAGTGGTTCACCAGCTATTAGTTTAGCTTTAGCACTAGCTTTTAAATTTTCTCTTGCAGTAGTTTCTTCTTCTGGTGTAGGTAACTCTGCCATCTTAGCTTCTATGTCGGCTACTGGTATAGGTGTTGTTCCATTTAACCAAGTAATATCATCTAAACTATCATTACCAACTGAAACTTCAGCATTAGGATTGATTGTTTTTATAGCTTTCATTACATCATTTGCCATTATGCAGATACCTCCATTAAAGTACAAGTGCTTGTTGTTCCATAATTTATAACTAAATTATACCCAGAAGAACTTAAAGATTTATAATCAAATTTTATTTTTACTTCATCTGTTGAACTTATAGTTATAAGTTGTTTAAAGTTATGAACAAAGTTAGCTGCATCATTTTTTACTGCACTATAATAATACATTCCAGAATAAGGAGTATTTACAACTGCTGCATAAGAACCAGAGCCAATTTTTTTGTGCATCCTTAAATAAAATCTTTGATCTGATGTTGTAGAAGTACCTTCTGTGTACCAATTTATATCAGCTAAAACATATAATTTAGAAGAAGCTGACGATAATGTGATTGCAGGTTCCCAAACTGTACCAGATGAACTTTCTATATCTTGTAATGATGTTGAAGAAGATGATTTTTGATAACTATTTGTGCTTTGAATAATTTGCGAAATCTTACCAGTAGAAATAGCTGCTGGTAGAGATGTTACACTTGTTAATGATTGATTTGATAATCTTGTTAATGCCATAATATTCCTTATTCTATAATTTTGTATCCACTAAAAACTGTTGCTAAATCATCTCTAACATTTTGCGAACTTCCAATATTGTGATATAAATATGCTTCATAGTAATCATCACTATCTGCAATATCAGACCAACTCATAGTAGCTGTCATTTTTTCTGTTCCTGATCCTCTTCTTCTTGTAGTAGATGAGGCTTGGTCAGAGCCATTTTTTTTAATATATAAATAAAATTCATCTTGATCTCCAACATCATCTAATGCGACAGATAAATAAAAATTATATTTTCCAGCTACGCCTGGTGTAAATTTATCTGATGCAAAAGTACTGTCAGTATCATAAACTTCTGTCCAGCCAGTTATTTTTGTTTGAGTTGTATTACTAATACTTTGTGTGCCATTTTTTCTTACCATAAAAGCTGGAGTGTTAGTTCCACCAATATTATTAGTAGTTAATGTTCCACTACCATTTGATGTTAGTAGTACGTTTCCACCAGTGTCTTGTATTGTATTTACTTTAATTATGCTTGTCATATTTATCCTATTAATTTATATCCACCAAAGATACATCTATTATCTGCTGGTTGTGATGGTTGACCAGATGAAACATCTATATAACCATAAACTTCAACATAGTCAGAAGATCCATTCATATCAACTATTGTACTTGTTGTTAAACAATTTCCAAACTGCCTACTTGCTTGATTTTCTTGAGCTGCTTTAGTTACATAACTTCCATTTTTATAAATGTGTAAAAAACATCCATCTATAGTATTTGATGTATCACTTCTTAATTGGCAAGTTGAATATATATAATACTTCCCAGCAACTGTCGGTGTAAATCTTGATGTTGATGAATTATCATAACAACTATCTGTGTCTATTCTTTCAGTAGTAAATTGAAGTTTAGTTGTTGTTGCATCACTTATATTAGTAGCCACTCCTACTGCTTCAAAAGCTGGTACATTTGTTGCTACACCAGTTATTGTTGCACCACTAGGAGTATTTATAGTTTCTCCAGATTGACCAATAGTAATAGTACCAGAGCCAGAGCTAGTTGTTATTGTTCCTACTTTTAATGTTCCGTCTGCCATTATGATCTAAATGCCTCTATTTCGTCGTCTGTTAATCCTAATGCTCTTAATTTAGCATCTGCTGAAACTTTGTCATTATTTTTTTTTGTTATTGCGTCTGCTTCTTCTTGTTCAACAGTTGGTATCATAGCTTTGATATCTGTTTTTGAAATTTCTGGTGTATTGTTGTGCCATTCTATTTCACATGTATCAATATCATTTCCTCTTACAACTGCTTCTGCACTAGGATTTATTTTTAGTATTGCTTTAGCTATTATCATGCTATCTCCATTAATGAAAAAGTCATTCTTGCTGTTGTTACAGTATTGTTTATATAAAAAGTTCCAGAGCCACCTATTCTTGCAAAAACTGGAGTGTAAGTAACAGACGAAGTTGATCCCGGAGCATATTCTGCTATTCCTGTCATAGTGTCTACTTCTATAGTTCCGCCACCACCATAACCGTTGCTCTTAACAAGCATCATTTGATTACCTATTAAACTTGTTGTTACATCTGATGTACTTGCAACAGCTACTTGTCCATTACAACCAGCTGTGTACATATCTGTTGATGAGAACATAAATATTAATTTGTTAGATGAATTTGAAAGAGCATGAGTAATTCTTAGACCAGAAGCAATTTCTGCATAAGTTGTTGAGGTTGTAGTAACATCTGGTGTCGTAGGAGCTATTGTTTCTATTTTAGCTGCTATAACACCACCAAAACCTGATGCTGAAGCACCTGATCCTAAAGCAACTGTATCTCCACTTTCTCCAAGTGTAAGAGTTGTGCCTGTGCTTGGTGCTATTGTGTTTGCTTCTATTTTACTCATATTAAACTATTACTAATGTTGTACCATTTGTTATAGTGACTGTGCCACTCACATTTACTGGGCCAACAAGTAGAGCATTTTCAGATGCACTTGTTGACACCCCAGTAAGCGTTTGATTATTTTTGACAAAAAAGGAAGACGATAAACTAGAAGCACTTACTGTAGATGCCGAAGGAGTACCAATATCGTATGTATTACCGATCATAATACCAAAAAAAGTATCACTGGATTGGGGAGCTCCTGTAAAAGTAATTTGGGAAGTTCCAGTTAAAGTATAAGCAACACCAGGTTCTTGTATTACACCTGATATACTTATTAACAAATTTTGTTCTGTTCCTGGTGCTACTGCTACTCCACCTGCTGTTAAATTAAACGCAGTATTAGACCCATTAAAACTAGAAGATATACTATCTAGTTTTTCATATGATCCAGTAGTAGGACTTCGCCCTAAATAATTACTCATTTATACTCCTTTATTGTTTTGGATTATCATCTTTAATAGACTGGATTCTTGCTTTCCAAGCATCCATGTCTTTAAAAATCTCATCCAACTGATCACCAATATCACCGTAAGCAGCTTTTCTTGTAGCTCTTACTTGTGCATTGGCTTCATCTGTATCTGCTGCAGACTCATGTGCATTAAGGTCAGCATCAGAAGGTTGTGCAATTGCTAAATTCCACTCCTTGATGTAAGGCCCTTGCCCATTTGAGTCATCCTGCAACATAACATCTTTAGTAAAATCAACACTAGCAACACCATTTGCTGCAGCGTATAATTTTATTTTAGTTGATAGATTTGCCATAGTATGTCCTCCTTAATTTATATTATGTAGCTGATATTAACCAACCACCAAAATTTGAAACGTAAATTGTATTATTACCAAAATTTGTGCCTGGAGAGTATTCATGATAAGCAGTACAATCTACATAATCACTACTTCCATTCATACTAACCATAGCACATATAAAATGTGTATCATAAAATCTTTGAACAATTTGACTTTCTGCAATTCTAGTTGAGCCATTTTTTCTAATTCTTATTTGTGCAATATCATAATCTGCATCATTCATTTGAACACCATAAGCATAAACATAATATTTACCAGCAGTTTGAGGAATCCATCTATAACTTGAACTATTCCAAGCACTACCATTATCAACTATACTTCCTGTAAATTGTAAAAGAGTTTCTGTTGCATTAGCCACAGATTGTGTGTCATTGTATCTTGCAAAATATGGAGTATTACTTTCTCCAGCACCAGTTACAGTTCCTGTAAATGCAAAGGTATCTGCTAAGTTTAATGATTCTGATTGTAATTTTGTTATTGCCATAATTTCTCCTATGTAATTAATTTAAACCCAGATATTTGAGTATTACTTCTTCCAGTTCCAATATTGGTAGTATTAGTATCGCTTCTATCTAACATCACTCTTATTTCTAAATAATCTGCAGCAGCTAAAGTAAGTACAAGAGAGCCACCAAAAGTCATTTGTTCAATACCACCATCCAAATATTTATAGTCTATATGAACAGTTGTGCTTCCATTTAGTCTTAAATGAGCAGAAAAATTATTACCTTGTTCTGTAGCAACATCTGCTCTTACTGTGTAAGAGATAAGATAAGTACCACCTTTTCCTGATGGAACTAATACTCTTTTATTTGTAGAATCTAAAAAACCATCAGCATCATATAAAGCTGTATCAATATCAATTTTAGTAGTTGTGGCATCATTAACAGTTTGAGAAGCAGTTTTATAAAGATTAAAAAATGGAGTGTTATTAACTTTTAAATAACTATAATCTACTCTCTTTAATGTTCCAGCATCAGAAACTAAAAGCTCATCTGTATCTGCTGGTGTTGCACCTAAAGCAGTTTGACCAGTAATTATAGATGCTGCCACTTGTGAGCTTCCAACAGAACCATCTGATGGATTAACAGATTGAAAAGTTCTACTTATATAAGCAACTTCAGTTATGTCTGACGACACTAATGATCCACCTAAAGTAAGAGCTGTACCATTTACAGAATAACTTGTGTAATCTTGTTTAACTGAATTAACCCATACAATAATATCTTGAACACTTGAAACCGAATGGGATAAAGTTATCCCTGTCCCTGTTATTGAAGTATATCTATCCTTCTTAACAGTTTCAAAATTAGTTGCTGGTTGTGAACCCAAATATCCCATTAAGCTATATCCGTTAATAATTGTAAAGCTACAGTCAAATTACCACTAGAATTATCTGATTGTGCTTGAATTTTATCTGAAGTTTGAAGCACCACTTTTGGAATTTCTAACGAACCTCCAGGTGCGACTGGAGCATTAGTTACAATTGAAAAACCTGTAGTTGCAGATGCATCATACTTTTTCAAAGTAACATTAATAGAAGAAGCTCCTGTGTTAGATAAAGTTCCAGCAATAACCATAGATTTATTACTAGCAGTTACAATATCTGTCAAATTTGCATTTGATATTGTTACTGTTGCATCTGAAAAATTATTTGCCATTTACCCTCCAAGTGCGATGGCAAAAGGAATTGAATTATCCGATGCCGTTATTGTTAATGTTTCATTACTTCCATTGTTGTTTTCAGTAAAAGTAATGTTTGTTCCTGCTACTAATTTACCGTTCAAATAACCAGCAGTAGTGTCATTTGAAGAAACTTTAGAAGTTTCATCTGTGTTTGCTCCTATAGATTGCCAAGAAGATCCATTGTAATATTTTAAAACATTTGACGAAGTATTAAAGGCAAGGTCACCTGCATCTAGTGAAGATGAAGGATCTGAAGAACCAACTCTATATCTTTCTGCAAAACTGTTTACACCAGTTACATTATCAGCAACAGTTGTTACATTAGCTTTAATTGCTTCAATAGCATTTAAATCAGATACAAAATCTGAAGTAGCTAATTGATTAAGATCTGAAACAATGTCAGAAGTTGCTAAAGTATTTAAGTCAGAAACAATATCGGATGTTGCAAGTGTGTTTAAATCTGCAATTACATCTGTTGTAGCAAGTAAAGCCATGTCAGCTATTACATCAGAGTTTGCAAGTAAAGCCATATCTGCAACAACATCTGCAGTTCCTAATAATGCCATATCTGCTACTACATCAGAAGTACCAAGTAATCCCATTGCTGTAACATTTGCTGAAGTACCAAGATGCCCCATTGCAGTTACATTTGCAGAAGTTGCTAATAAATCTAAATCTGTAACTACTGCTGAAGTACCAAGTAAAGCTAAATCTA